GCTCTGATGAATGCGCTGAAGGTGCTGGCCGGCATCCCGCAGGAGACCGACCTCGTCAGTGCGGCCGCCATCGAGCCGATCCAGACCCTCAAGACCAACTATCTGGGTGGTAAGAACCCCCGCCTGCACACCGACGAGATCCTCATTGCCCTGTCCAGCTCTGCCGCAAGCAACGAGCTGGCCGCTGCGGCCATGCACCAGCTGCCCAACCTCAAGGGCTGCGATGTGCACTCCACGGTGCTGCTGTCCAGTGTGGACACCAGCACCCTGAACCGTCTGGGCATGTACCTGACCTGCGACCCGGTCTATGAGGAAGAGGACCGCAAGTATCATAAACAGTAACCTTTGAAAAACGATCCCCGGCAGATGCTTTGCACAGAAGCTTTGCCGGGGATTCTTGCGTTAAAAAGGGGGCGGAAGCATCGTATTTGACAGAGTGCCCAGAGAAATGAACCGACTTTTGTCAAAATCGACAGATGCCGCAAACATTTTTGCCGGAATCAGCAGGATTTCGGGCCGTTTGTCAAGAGTAAATGCACAAAAAAGCAAAAATAATTTTACGAGGCCAGAATGAGGGCCATTTCCTCGCGGAAAAGCTGCTCGGAGCACAGATAACCGAACATTTTCCGCGGGTAGTTGTTGAGCCACGCCTCGATCCGCTTGGTTTCCTCGTCTGAGATTGTGCTGAGGTCGGTGCCCTTCGGAACGTGCCGCCGGATTAGGCCGTTTTGGTTTTCGTTGGATCCGCGCTCACTCGGTCGGTAGGGGTGGCAGTAGTAGACCTCGGTGCGGGCGCCCTTGCCGCTTGCGCTTCGCTCAATCCCGGCAGCGTCGGCAAACTCGCAGCCGTTGTCGCAGGTGATGGATCTGAATACCTTCGGGAACAGGTCGCCGTACTTGGCCTCGAGCCCGTCGATCGCAGCGACGACGCTGGCGGCCGTCTTGTCCGGCGACGGTATAATGAGCTCCCAGCGCGTTTTCCGCTCGGTCATCACGATGTAGGTGTTGCTGACGCCTTGGCAGCTCTCGACGCTGTCCATCTCCCAGTGACCGAAGGTGCTGCGGTCGTTGATGTGCTCAGGGCGATCCTCGATACTCCGGCCGGCGGGCTTGCGTGGCATGGATCCGGCCGGGCGCTCCGGCTGGTGGCGCTTGCCGTGCTGCGGCAGCATGGAGACGGTCAGCTCGTCGCCGAAGATCTCGCCGCGGATGTAGTTGTAGGCGGTGCTCGCGCAGATGTGGGTCTTGAAGGGCCAGCCCTTGACCTCAGCCTCACCGATTGCAGCCTCCGGGCTGTACTTCTCGTCGCGGATCTTGGCGATCAGGTAGTCGGCCAGCTCGTAGTCGTTGCCGATCTTCAGCTCCGGGCCCTTTGCGCGGAGGTTGGCCTCATAGCGGGCCTGCGCTCCGTCCGGGTTGTATCTGGTCTCGGTGGTGTAGTCGCTGTTCAGGTGCTCATAGGTGCATCGCTTCAGCTCCCGGTAGATGGTCGTATGATGTACGCCGAGCTCCTTGGCAATGTCGGTCGGCTTCATTCCTGCGCGGATGAAGGCGTCGAGCTGGATGCGCTTGGTCGGCGTCAGATGGCTCCAGTGCTGTCCCATTGTGTTCCCCTCCGTGATAAAAGAAAAGGGGCGGCCCGCCGGCCGCCCCTTCTGTGTGTCAGTGTTCCTCGTACTTTTTCAGGAGCTCGAGCGTCTCCTCGTCTGTGATGATGTCAGCCAGCCTGCACTCCAGCGCGTTGCAGATCTTCAGCAGCGTCGGCAGCTTCGCGCCGTTGATGTCCCGGGCGCCGCGCTCGTACTGCTGGAGCACCTGCACCTTGATCCCGGCCAGATCGGCGAGCTGAGACTGAGACAGGCCGGCAGCCTTGCGGAGCTTTTGCAGCCCCTCGCTTTTGTAGGTCACTTTGATCGAGATGTCCATGTTGTTCCTCCCGCTTGACTTCGCCGTGGTTTCGTGGTTATAATAAAGAGGAACGGCGGGCGGGATTTTTCCCGCCGTCCTTCGACCTTACTGCTTGGGCTTTTGGTTCGGCTTTATCGTGATCGTGATGGTGGCAACCTGTTCACACTTTAGAGCCTGTTCCAGCAGCTCGAGCAGTTTTTTCATCTGCTCAGCATCCACGGCTTTGCCTCCTTTCCGCGGTTTTGTTCTCCTTTCTTTCTGTACTCGGCTATCCCTTGCCTGTGATTATATTATAGAGCATTTGCTCTATAATGTCAAGCATAATTCGGCGGATTTTCAACATTTTCCCGCGTTTTTTCACATAAAAAAGCCGCACGGCGTCGCTGCCGTGCGGTTTTCTCATTCTTTCCCGAGCAGGTGGTTGATCGTGGTGCCGAGGGCGGTCGCCAGATAGTCCAGCTCGTAGTCAGCGACGACTCTGCTGCCGTTCTCGATGCGGCTGATGACCTTCTGCGTGACGTCCAGTCCGATGATCTGGAGCTTGTAGGCGAGCTGTTCCTGTGATAGACCAGCCCGCAGCCGTTCCTCTTTGACTCGTTCCCCGGAGATGTTGCACCTGCCGTCTGGTTTGTAGATTTTCGACGCCCTCGCCTCCTTTTATCCTAAAGATGACTATGCAATATTGACTTTACCAGTTTTGGCATGGTAATATTATGCCAAAGATGACTAAACGCTAAAAAACACAAACAGGAGGTAACGGCATGGGTACACGGTTCAGACGTAGTTTCAAAATTGCCCCGGGTGTCCGGGTAAACCTTAACAAGAAAAGCGCGAGCGTCAGCTTCGGCCCGAAGGGCCTGAAGCACACGATCAGCACGACTGGAAAAAGTCACACGACCGTCGGGATCCCCGGGACGGGCTTGTCTTATACGACGAGCTCCGGCGGGAAGTCCGGCGCGCAGCAGGGCGCGGTCAGCATCCCCGCAGCGCAGAGGCCGACGTCCCCGAAAAATAAGACGGTGGCGCTGCTGCTGTGCATCTTCCTCGGCTTCTTCGGGGCACATCGGTTCTATGTCGGAAAAACCGGCACGGGCGTCATCTGGCTGCTGACGGCCGGGGCCTGCGGGATCGGCTGGTTGGTCGATATTTTCACCATCCTGCTCGGCGGTTTCTATGACTCCGATGGCCGTGTGCTGCGGTTCCAGCCCACAGAGGCCGAGCTCGAGGCTGCCGGCGAGACGTCGGAGTCGGACGTCGAGGAGTAAAGCCCCGCATAACAGAAAAAGCCCGCCCGGGATCTCCGGGCGGGTTTCTGCTTTTCTATGCGGTTTTAGAGTTTCGTGACGTAGTCCAGAGAGATCCAGCCCGCGCCGCTCTTGAGCTTGCCCCACTTGGTCGCGCCGGGGCCTGCGGCTTCGGCGACGATGGTGTAGATGCCCTTGCCCTTGATCTGGCCGGCGACGCCGTAGTTGGTGCCGGGGCCCTTGCGGATGTTCAGCACATCGGCCGTCGTCCGCACGCGGTAGCTCGTGGCCGTGCCAGCACTGCCGGTCGAGATGTCCGCAGCGTTTACCCAGCCGTAAACGGTGGAGCCGCCGCCGCTGATTGCCTTCAGGTGGTACGGGTGCGCCTTGCCGGCCGCGACGGCCGTGATGGTGGCCTTGCCGGGCTTGCAGATCTTGGCGTCCTTGGCCGCCGCGCTGGTGTAGTGCTGCGTGCCCTTGAAGTCGACCACGTCGCCGACCTTCAGGCCGGTCTCGGTGTTGCCGGAGGTCTGGCCGCCGGTGCTGCCGCCTGCGTCCGTGATGCCGAGGCGCTTGTTTACCTCGGCCGCGATCTGGCCGTGGCGGTTGTAGAGGTAGTCGCCCGGGCAGCTCTTATTCGCGTAGTCCCTGTGCACGGTCATGTTGCAGCCGTTCAGGTGGTTCACGCGGTCGTTTTTGCTGGTCGACCAGACGAGGCGCTTGATGCCGTTGCGCTTGCAGATGTCGGTCACGAGATCCAGCAGCGCGGCGTATGCCTTCGCGGAGACGGGCCAGTCAGGCGCGCCGCCGTTGTTGGCGACTTCGATGGTGACGGCCCGCTGGTCGTTGGCGTTGGACGAGGTGCACCACGAGCGGTTTGCCTCGTCGACGTACAGGGCGATCCGGCCGTCGGTGCCGATGCCGTAGTTGCTGGACGCCTGCCGCGCAGAGCTGGCGAACAGGTTGCCGCAGGTTTCGACGGAGCAGTTGCCGGCCATACAGTGGATCGTGATGGTGTCGATCTTCTTGGTGCGCTTGCCCGAGTGGTTCGGGCTGAGCTTGGTGTAGGCCACCAGAGGGCTGTTACTCATTGTCGTCTCCTTTCCCGCCGGTCAGCTCGTCGAGAGTCTCGTCTGTGATGGTCTCGCCGGGCTTCAGCTTGATGTCGTCGGTGTTCTGGTTTTTCATGGGTTTACCTCCTTTACAAGCAAGAAAAGGGCGGGCCGGAGCCCGCCCTCTCCGTTATTCGATGGTCAGGCCCTCAGTGTTGAGCTGCTTGACGATTGCCTCGATCGCGTTGACGACGCTTTCCTCGTCGACCTTGAAGCCCTTCTGCTTCAGGAAGTCGAGGACGTACTGCTTCTTCTCCTCGCCGCGGCCCTGTCCGACGTAGAGCTGCTCAGCGGCAGCGACGCCGATCTTTACCCACGCGGTCAGCTCCTTGCGCTGTGCCTCGGTGGTCTGCTTCTTCAGCCACGGGATCAGGAAAACGCTGACGCCGGCGCCGATCAGGGCGAGGGCTGCGTTGACGATGGGTGTGATGTCGATGGTGTTCATCCTTTTGCCTCCTCATTGTTGAGAGTGTCCCCGGACGGATCCGGGAGCGGGTTGCCGTCGGCGTCGAGCCCGTGGCGGTTTCGGCTGATTTTCTCGCCGAGGCTCTTGCCGGCGTATGTGATTAGATAGCCGACGCAGGCGGTGAAGATGGTGCCGGTCAGCTCACCGACCGGGTCGCGCCCGAAGGCAGAGAGCAGCATAGAGCTGGCTGCGCTGAGCGTTGCCACGCTGGCCGCCCAGTATGCGAGCTTTTTGCTCGCCTCGATTTTCTTTTTACGCTTGCGCCGGCGCTTCTTTGCGGCCATGCTGCTCACCTCCTTAGTCGATGATCGCGTGGATCCCCTGACTGGTGAGGAAGTCCTTCTGCGCGTGTTTGATTTTGGCAGCGTAGTCGAGGGCCGCGTGCATATCCCCGTTACAATGCGCGTCAGGGATGCGTTGCACGGCCCGGGCCGTCGCCTCGCCGAGGGCGATGGCTGCCGACGTGCCCTGAATGGTGATGATCTGGAGATCTTCACGGGCACGCTCTCGGGCCGCTGCCTCTTTCTGTCGTTTGGCCTCCTCGGCCTCCTTTTGCTTCTCGCGCTTCTGGATCCTGTGCTCGAGCATCCAGAAGCAGAAGCCGGTCACGGCCGTCGGGATCCCCAGAAGGACGACGAGCGCGCCGATGTTGATTTCGATCATTGTGTCACCTCATAAAAGCCGGAGGGCCGCAGGACGCGGCCCTCCTTGTTGTTGGGCTTACTCCTCGACGTCGTCGAAGTAGCCCATGTCGACGAGATACTTGTGCACGCGGGCCTTCAGCTTCGCGGGGACGTTGTCCTCGGTGATGCGGCCCATGATGATCTCGCCTGCATACAGACGTACCAGCATTTCATGCTCCTCCTTTCCTGCAATTTTTAATAATAGCCACGCGAGGGCCCGGGCGATCATTCGCTCGCCCCTTCCTCCGCGGTGCCAGCGTTTGCGGCTGCCTCGATGGCAGCGATGGCGTCCTCGACCTGCTTGCGCAGCTTCTTCGGGACGTCGTTGATGGTCATGGTGGAGCCTTCGCGTGTCAGCTCCCTGACGTACAGCTCGACGATCTTGCTCATGCTGTTACCTCCCCTCCGTCGCCGTAGACCACGTCGGCCAGCTCCATGATGCAGCCCTTCAGCAGCTCGATGGTGTCAGCCTGCTCGGCGATGGTTTTGTCCTTCTTGGCCTCTGCGGCCTGTTCGTCGTTCAGCTTTTGGATGCTGTCGGCTCTGTGTTTAATCATGCAAAGTTACCTCCGATCGACTGGATGTAGCAGGTCTCCGTAGCGGAGCCGCGGAGCAGCTTAGCCTTGACCTTGACGCCCCACGCTGCGGCCGTCTTGGTCTGGTTGGTGAAATAGTGCTTCTGGCCGGTGCGGGCCTTCTGTGTGATGTCCTCCCACGTCGGGCTCGCGTCGTTGCCGTTGTTGCAGATCCAGACCTGAAGCGTGCAGCCGGCCGGGAAATTGCCCTGAATGTTGACGAGGGCCTTGGTCGGCATGGCGTCGGCCTCCATAGCGAGGGTCTGCTCAAACTCGACGGACGTGACGGCCTTTGTGAAGGTCAGCGTGCGGGTGACGCTGGCGTCCTTGGCGTCGGTCGCCACGATCTTCAGGGTGTGGCTGCCGTTCACGACCTTCAGCCACGCCTCGGAGCCGATCGTCAGCGTGTTGGTCTGGCCGAGGGTCACGGTGTAGCTGCGCAGCGTGACGCCGTCCAGCATCTCCACGACGTCGACCTGATGGCCGTCGGCGTCGGTGACGGTGTACTCGTAGGACGGGGCCGCCGTGCTGAAGCTGCCGAGGGCGCTGTCTGTGCCGCTGATGACGGGCGGCCGGTTATTGGTGACGGTGCGGGTGGCGCTGGTGGTGTACGCGCTCTCCGCGCCGGCGGCGTCGTATGCCTTGACGCGGTACTGCACGCTCGTCCATCCGTAGGTGATGGTGTCGGTGTAGGTGCGCGCGGATCCTTTGTAGACCTGCGCCCATGTGCCGCTCCCGACCTTGCGCTCCAGAACGTAGCCGGAGAGGTTGCCGTCGGGGTCGGTGGAGGCCGCCCACGAGATGCTCAGGTTCTCGCCGCCGAGCACTTCGCTCGGGACAGTGATGGACGACGGCGCTGTGGGCGCCTGATTGTAGATCACTGTATAGCATCCATCCGAGTCGACGGAGTCGGAGATCAGGAGATCAGAGGACAGATTACAAGCGGGGCGCAGGCCGTAGCCGCCGTAGTAGGCGTTGTGGGAATGTGCGTAAACTGCCAGAATTGCGAGGCTGTGGGAAAGTTGTTTGCAGACCTGTGGAAAAGGCTTGTCTTTTTCCATCAGGTTGTGAATGGCTTTTCCATCAGCACGAGCGGCAGTTTTCCATATTTCCATGACGCAAGAAAATCATCCAACGATCAGCTGGTACACCGTCAGCGGCACATACCACACTGCCACAATCAGCCGCCATGCCAGAACGAAACCGCCTATCACGCCGCCGATAATAAAGTTCAATGCAAACAGGGCGATCCCTACACCCAGGGAGCCGCCGCCCGGCACGATCCAGAGGCACATCCGATGGAGGCCAAACGGCAGCCCGCAGAGTATCCAGAGCCATACATAGTCAAGCTCTCCGTTCTTCATGCAGGCGGATTTGAAAATACAATACAGGATCAGCGCCACGATTACGGGCAGTACACTTTTGAAGAAAAATGCTTTGATTGCTTCGCTTCTTGTCATCGGTAAAACCTCCTTCCGCAGTTCCATTATACAGGATGCCGGGAGCTGCGCCCAGCGTCTTTCAGAGAAAATTATTCAAGTTCATGACGCCGCTGTTGTTCCTGTTCCTTTGGAACAGCCAGCAGCACGTCCACATTCTGCTTGACGGTATCGTATTCCTGGGCTTCGGTTCTTGCGGCTTTGTATTCAGCAAGGAGCCGTTCCTTTTCTGCGTTGAGATTGGCAAGCTCCGTTTTCA